AAACTTTTACCGATACATTCGATGGCAACGGCAAAGATAGACTGTTTCTTAATTATACTCCCGACATTTTGAGCATAACTGAAATTACAATTAGCGGAGTACTTATGAGTAGCAGTTTATATGCTTACGATAAAAATGCGGTTTTTCAGGTTGCCGTAGCTACGGCTCAATGTAAAGCAATTGAAGGTATCACTCTTTCCAGTACTAACCCCGTTTCAATCAATCTTACCGCTCACGGATTTATTACAGGCGAGACAGCACGATTAGTGTTAGTAAAAGGAATTAGTCCCTCTTTAGATGGAGAATATGTAACTACAAAAACCGATGCAGACAATTTTACTTTGAATGGCACGGACAGCAGTGATTATAGCGGCTCATTCACTTCAGGCACTGCTTGTTTTGCTATGTTGGCAGAGCTGCACTACTTGATGGGGGCGGAGCTTGGTATATTTGCCAAGGGGCTTAAGAACATCCAGATAACCGGAACATACGGTTGGGCAAGCTGTCCGGCAGCAATAAAACAAGCAGCGATACTTCTTTGCAAGGCGGAGAATGACCCCACGTTATATTCGCAGTATAGCAGTGCCTTGAAGTCCGAAAAACTCGGAGACTACAGTTATACTCTGGCGGATGGTGGGAAACAACTAACCGGCATCGATAAAGTTGATAAGCTAATTCTAAATTATATCAGGCGAAAGCTCATGCTGGGTGCAGTCTAAAAATGGAGCATTTATTTATTAGCAAGGTGGATGTTAAGAGGATTACCAGGGCCTCTGACGGCATGGGCGGCTGGACCGAAACTACAACCAGACTCCACAAGGATTTGCCCTGTCGAATCAACTGGGTCAAGGGTAGTGAGAAGATTATGTTCGACAAGGTGACTTACTATAGGGACGGAAAGCTGTTTTGTAAAGTCATTAATGTAACTACAGACGATATAATCACTTATAGCGGCAAGGACTACGATATAGTCGATGTCAGTAATGTGGACAATTTGAACAGATTTTTGGTTGTAGATATTAAACTGATTGAATAATGGCCAAGATAATCGACCATTCCAAAGACGTTCTTGATGAGGCTGACAGGCTTTTCCAGCAGGGCTTAACAAAAGCCACACTGCTGGTCGAAAGGTCGGCGAAAGAAAAGTGTCCCGTCAAAACCACAACTTTGAGACGCAGTATAACTCACGACATTGAAGGCAGGACAGCAAGGGTTGGCAGTAATGTGGAGTATGCCTGTGTAGTTGGTCGACAGAATGTTTATGTTCCCGAACAAAAAACAAGCTCTGCTATAAGCAACTTTGCTTTTGATAATGTATTATCCAAAGACGGTAACTCACACAAAATTACAGCGAAATATCGCTTTTCGCCTAATAATTATAATGCGGTTTCCATTGTCACAAGAAAGGGTAGATTGCCATTGATTGTAACAGAAAATCATTTGGTCTTAATCTTACGTAGTAATACTTTAATGTGGGAAAAAGCTAAAAATATTATTCAGACCGATAAGGTATTTGGCAAGCGTAGTCGTAATGCAATTGTAGATGATTCAAACAAAACCAAATTTATCTGTCCTTGTGGAGAGGAATTTTGGGTTTTTAACTATGAACTTAAATTTCGCACGCCCAAATATTGTTCGTCTGATTGCCGCCATAAATTTGGTCCTCACGATTTTACCACAGGAATGTCTTGGTCGTTAAGTGAAGAAACTTGTAAAAAACGTAGGGGACAAAATAATCCTCAGTGGCGAGATGGTTCTTGTAAGAAACCTTACCCAAGAGAATTTAACGGGAGATTAAAAAGGATTATATTAGAGCGAGATGGTTTTTTATGCCAACAATGTCATCAGGATATTGATTTGATAGTGCATCATCTTAATTGGGATAAAACGAATAACACTGAAGAAAATCTTGTTACCTTATGTAGGCCTTGTCATGGAGCATTAAATCGTCTTGATTGCGAATTGCCAACTGTAAATATGGATATGTTTGTCGAAAAACCAATTCTTAAAATAGAGCAATATACTGTTATTCGACGAGGCAAAATTAACATACCACGATTATATGATTTTACAATTGCAAGAGAAAATTCATTTATGGTGTCTGGCGTGTTAGTACATAACAGTTATGTCGAATTGGGAACAAGTAAATGGGCAGGCAAGCCCTTTTTGAGGCCTGCATTGCTGGCTAACGTCAGAAGAATTAAACAATTGTTCAAAGGCAAATGAAAACACTTTTTGAATCAATTTATTCAAGATTTGCCGATGACACTGATTTATTCGGCAGTGTCACTGATATGTACAATACCGAAGCACCGCCAAATGCTGTTTTCCCATATATTGTATTCTCACTTGTCAGCGATGTACAGGATTTTGATAGTGATAGTGTTCTGGAAGATGCGCTGATACAGTTTAATATTTTTAGTGATGAGCCTTCGTCTTCTGAAGCGTGTGATATTTTTGAGTACCTAAAAGGAATCACTGTTGAAGGAACTGGTTACGATTTTTATGAACTGACAATTGATAATTACACGACGCTTGTACTAAAGCGTGATACAGCACTACTTATTAAAATTGAAAAAGTATGGCAATATAACGTTACTTATCACTGTCTATTAAATTACACAGGAGAGGTAGCTATAGAAAAGTTTTACGGGAATTTATATGCGCTATTATCAATTTAGATATTAGGAGAATTATCATGGCTGTTTTCCACGGGAAAACTGCAAAAATTGAAGGTCTTGGATTAACACCAATTCCAGCAACACTTGGATGGTCCTTGACTACTTCAGGAGATACAGCAGAAGCTACTGATATGGGAGATACGTTTCAACTCTTTGAAGTTGGTTTTGATGATGCAACTGCAACAGTTGAAGGCAATGCTCGCACTGAAGTCGACTATACTTCCCTGATTGGAAATAGTGCAACACTCAAATTGTATATTGATGCCTCTCACTATTTTAGCTTCACTGCAATTTGTATAGGCATTACCGAGACGGCTTCCAAAGATGATATCGGAAAAGTAAGTTTTTCTTTTGAAATGAATGACGCTTCAGGCGTCAGTTATACTTAATAATTAAAGGAGAGCTGAATTATGTCTGAAGATATTTATCACGGTAAATCTTCATGGGCTACCTGGAAGGATGGTGGGACGTTCACTGCTCTCGTTAACGTTATCGAATGGAGCTATACGTTAGTTTGTGCTACAGCTGAAAGTACAGTGATGCATGCCTCTGATACCGGTAAAACAAGAGAAGCCGGTTTTGTCGGTGGTACTGCTACAGTTACTTGCAACTTAGCAGGAGATGTAGCGATTGATGAAGGTGACGTTGGAGATTTGCAACTGTTGCGTGGTGCTACTGACGCTATGAAAGGACTTGCTACTGGAGCCGATGGTGCAATTTGCACTGGAGTAGACATTGGTGTGGATAAAGATGGCATTGAAACTGTCACATACGCATTCCAGCTAACTGGTACTTTAACAGGCACGGTAACAGAAGGGACACCGTAACAATACTATAAAATACAAGGAGGCCTTATTATGGCTGTCTTTCATGGAAAAACGGCAACGGTTGTTTTTACAGGCGGTGCTGGTACTATTACGGCAGTTACTGGTTGGAGTTTATCTGCTTCGGCTGATGTCGCAGAGTCGACTGTTATGCAATCTTCAGGATTCTGGCAGGCTTTCGAAGTGGGATTTGACGATGCAACTGCAACTATCGATGGTAATGCCAGAAAAACCAGAGACACAGTGGCACAAATCGGTTCTGAAGCGTCACTCGAACTCTATATTGATGATACAAATTATTTTAGTTTTAATGCTCTTTGTACGGGCATCACCGAAACTGCTTCAAAGGACGATATAGGTAAAATTTCATACTCGTTCGAAATGGATGATGCAGCGGGAGTGCAATATAATTAAAAATAAACTTTGAATTTGAAAGGATAGAATTATGCCTGAATCTGATTATCATGGAAAAGCCGCTAATGCTTTTTGGGGTCTTGATACTGATGGAACTGTAGCAGCTCTTGGAGCACTTACTAATGTTATAGAATGGACTGCTAATTTAATTGCTGGCACAGCCGAAAGCACAGTAATGCATGGTTCCAGCACAGGTAAGATGCGAGAAGTAGGTTTCAAAGGTGGTACTGCTACAGTTACTTGTCATTTATCAGGAGATGTAGAAATTGATGAAGGTCAAGAAGGAGCGCTTGAACTATTGCGTGGACCTCTTAATGCTGACAAAGGATATGTTTTTGGCACAGTTGGGGCAGCAGGTAAAGGTGCTATATGTACCGGAGTTGATTTAGGGGTGGATAAGGATGGAATAGAAACTGTTACTTATAGTTTTCAAGCTACAGGAACAATAACAACGACAATGACAAAAGGGAGTTAAATTATGTCCATGGACTTGAGCGGTTTTGTGCGGAAAAAGGCAACAGTAGAAATTGGCTCCAAGAAATTTATTTTCACCGAACTTGACATGGCTGACCTTGCCGCATTCAAAAATTATTTGATAGAACAAAAGAAGAAAGCAAATCAAGAACACAGGGAAAGACTTGTGACTGATGCCAAAAAGATAGGCGACATCGACCCAATGGAACTACTTAAACTGACGGATTCTTCCATATCCGAAGAAGAATTTGAAGAACAATTAGGCACGGTAGAGGGACTTTCTTATCTTGTTTATTTAAGTTTAAGATATGCATACCCCGAAGTCAGCAGGGAAGACGCAACACATATAATGACGCCAAGTAATTCCGATGCCATTCTTGAAATAATGTTCCCCGAAACCAAGGGCGATAAAAAAGGCGAGGTCAAAAAAAAATTGACCCCCAAAAGAAAATCTCCGAAATAACAGCAATAGCACTGCTTTGTAGGTTCTACGGGTTTAGTTTTAAGGAAGCGATGCATCTGACTTTACGACAGTTTGTTTCTTTTCTGGACGAAATTGGCAGCATACTCAAACTGGAGCTTGGGTCGGATATTACCGAACCCCGCTCCTTAACAGGTGAAGCCGCTCACAAAGCAGCGATGAGAATGTTTGGAAGTAAAAAAGATGGCAGTTAAATTATTTGAAGCATTCGTAGAAATCAAAGGGAAATTAGAACCGCTCAAGAGAAGTCTGGCGAGGGCTAAGGCTACAGTATCCAAAGCCGTTGGAAAAATGAGTAGCATTATGAGCGGGATGTTGAAAATTACTGGTGGCATAATATCCAAAGCAGTCGGTGTGGTAACTGCAGTCGTGCGCAAAATGTTTAGCATCGCTAAAAAGGCTTTTATAGGCTTGTCTGCTCTTATGGGTTATGCCACTTACGCAGCGATAAAACAAGAGAAGGCAGTATTTATGTTAGCGGGGGCGTTGAAAATAGCGGGGGAATATTCGGATACCACAATGAAAAGGTTCGAAGAATTTGCCGCTGGCATCCAAAAGGTAACGGTCTACGGGGACGAAGAAATATTGATGCTGATGCAATCAATGAAGAGTCTTGGAGTCACAGCAGATAAATTGGAAGAGGCTGCTAAACAGTCAATTGGTCTCGCAGCAGCAACAGGTATGGGTATTAAGTCAATGGCAATGTATATTGCACTTGCGAAACAAGGTGAATTTACAATGCTGCGAAGATACATTCCTGCTCTAAGGGCTACCACCGATGCTACAGAACAATTAAAAATACTAACAAAGTTCTGCGCAGAGGGATTCAAACTTGCCCAGAAAGAAGCTGAGACTACTGCTGGTAAATTGAAACAGATGAAAAATGCTTTGGGCGATGTTGCAGAGTATATTGGAGCTCCTTTTTTACCAAGTATAAAAAGAATGGCCGACAGCATTAAGAAATGGTCAAAAGAAAATGAGATGGCCATTGCGGAATGGGCGGAGAAAACCGAAAGGATGCTGCGATTTGTTAAGGACATTCTCTGGAAGTTCATCAAGTGGCTAAGCACCGACTGGACGGCAAATATCAAAACGGCTTTACTTGCCACTGTGCCTTTGTGGCAAGCGTTGGGCCAGGCAATTGTAAAAATCTTCGATAAAGTCTGGAGTGAAGTTGAAAACAGGGCTTTCGTAGCAGCAGAAAGAGCATGGGCAAAATGGCGTGATTATCGAAAAGAATATGCCCGAATTTATACCCGTGAATGGGGCATAAGAAAAATTACAGGACGAACAAGAGCGGAACAAAAAGCAATTGCTCGCAAGGAGGCACGGGAGATAGTGGGGCGGTATGCTGAAGAGGGAATATATAAAAGACAGTTCCCTGTATTCAAAACAACGCCTTGGAGCACATTGCTTGCAAAGCTGAAAGAAAGCCTTGATGTGGCCCTGAAAAAATCCTTTTATCTTCTGCCCGAAGAAGTCAGGGACGTAATTACAACAAAATTCGAAGAGATGCGGAAGGACGTGGCCACAATCACCGAGAAATATAAAAAATTAGAGAAAAATGTTCTTGAAAAAGCGTTAGTACCAGGAGCACCGGGGGTGCCGGGAGCACCAGGGGTAAAGCCTGAATATAGAGTTGGCTTTGTCGGGATAAAGGAGGCGTGGCGAAAATTGAGCGAGAGTCTTGTAGTAAAAAATCCTTTACTTGACGAGCAGAAGAAAACCACTCTTGAATTAAGAAAACTCAATGATAAAGAAAAAAGAATGATTGATGTTATGAATAGATTTGAAGGTGCAGCACGTGGATTAGGAACTGTAACTGCATAGAGAAAGTACAAAAGGGCCATAGTAATGGCTATAACAGTACCATATGATAGAGTACCCGGTTATCCAAGGGAAGAATTTGCACCGGAGGGCATATCGGTCGTAGATAAATTTCAGTGCGACTATGCAGACCGTATAACATTGGCCAGGGAGATGTTAGGTTTCACGGTAGGTTCTATTTTGCACCCGCCCCACGAATATGATGCAGTAAGTGAACGTCTTAGGGGCGTTTACGCCAAAAAAGCGGAAATAGAACCTCATGGCGGCATTGATACTAATGGGGATTATTCCAAGGCATTCGTAACTATTCATTACGCTACCACTGAATATGAGGAGGTAGGCACAATATATGTTACGGAAGGAATTGAACCTTCAGCCGAATTTATTACTCTGGGACGAAAAGGTTTATATTTTGGTACTGGAGCCACCAAGGTCTCCCTTGAAGATGCGAATGTAGAAGCACCTGCCCGGATTTTGCGAACACTTGACTGGATTTATACGATACACAGGGCTCCTTACTTGCCAACCGCCATCTGGACACATATTGGCTGTGTTAATAACGCATGGGTATATTCTGGACCGCTTAATAAATTATTTCTCGCCGAAACTTTACTTTGTGGCAATCCCTCTCCAGAAAGGGAATTTACAAATATGGGAATACCTGTATGGACGATAACACTCCGATTCTCTTATAGGCCAGAGGGTTGGAATAAATTTCCAAGAACAGATAATGCCGGTGCAGGTGGAGTTAATTTTGAATCCATTACGGATGGGACGAACGCAATACCTATTTATCCTTTGGCGGATTTTAGCCAACTAATTTTATAATGGCAATTAAACCATTCAAAAGACTGATAGCTGGTAAAAGCAGGGTAGGTGCAAGTGATTATAACCGCATGTCAAGACTTGTCGAGAGCCTTATGAATTCCCTTATGCAAGATGGCATAGTCGATAGTACGGGCATATACATACGCAAGCGGCCTTCTCCACTGATACCTACTACTCTAATGACAAATCTTGTGGGCTGGTGGCAGTTCAATAACACGGCCAAGGACAGTTCAAAAGAAGCAAACGATGGCACTCTGGTAGGCACTGCCAGTGTAAGCAGAAATGTTCTCGAACTTGATGGTAACAGTGATTATGTTCAGGTAGCCAGTCATTCGAGCTTGAATTTCGGGGCTTCAACTCATTTTGCAATCGCTACATCATTCAAGACAGCAAGTTCTACTACCCAGCTTGTTGTTAGCAAGGGAGATTTTGCTACAAATGGCTACAATGTTTGGATTACTGATGCAGGAAAAATTAGTGCCAGAATAGTTGGTGCTGGGGGTACTGTTACCGCAGTTACGGCAACTGTAGGTGAGTTTAGCGATGGCAAATGGCATCGGCTTGTGGTTGTATACGACCGCAATGACATAATAACTATCTATGTTGATGGAGTCAGCAAGGCAACGTCGGCAAGTATCGCTACCGTAGGCAATATTGATAATACCGATGCTCTTGGCATAGGCGCTAAAATTGGTGGGGGCGTTGGATATTACTTTAACGGCCAGATAGATGAAGTAATAATTTGGAGCAGGAAGTTATCGCTATATGAAGTTTATCAGGTAAGTGGCCTCGAAGACCATAGATACGCACACTTCAATCAAATCTTCGGCTCCGCACGGATTTTTGAAGTTCAGTCAGTAGCAACCGGAGATGGGGTATATAACTGCTATGAGCAAACTTTTGATGCTACCGATTGGGCGGATACTGGCGGCGAGAATAAATTTCTTAACCTTAATGAAACAAGCGTTGAGGTTTTCAATCTTGCCGAATATGACCCGGAAGAAGAATACGTTGCGCATCTGGCGGCAGGGGATTTGATAGTCGCCTTCCGTGTCTGGGACGATGAAGGCAATGCCCGATGGGTAGGCGTGCCGTTCAGGCAGGCGAATGCGGATAGGGCGAGAAAAGCGTATTGTAAAGTAGATGCTGGAGCGGGCAAGACAATAGCGTGTTATCTTGATAAGGATGCCGGTAGCACTGAGATAACCGTCAATTGCAGCATTGCCCAAGGCGGAGCTAATTTAAATGAGGCCGTACCCCGATTAAAAGATGGTGATTTGATATTCGTAGAAAAAACAGGAGCTAATTGGTATTGCGCAACTGTATTTATGCCAAGCGAAGATTGTGATTGTTATACGGCTTAATAATGGCTATTTGTCATGATTACGGTAGTTATGATGTTTCATTCTCTGGGGTTCAACAATGTTCTGGAGCATCTTGGCCTTCCGACCTTAATAGTTTAGGTATAAATGTCCCTTGGGTTTGTACATTTGGTTGGGAGTGGTTTACTGCTGTATCTGCTGGTTGGCGTGTTACAGTTCTTTGTTATGGTAATGATATTTTTATTTGTGCTTCCGAGACAACTAATGAAAGAATTGCTTTTTCTGTGGAATCAACAGCCAGAATTGCTGTGCAATTTAATCCGAGCACATTGAAAGTACTTTATGACCCAGTAGCGAAAAAAGTACTCACTGGTATAAAGGCTATTTATGATAATCAAAACGTAGAAGCGAACTGTGGCAATACCGTGGCTGGTGCAAGAGCTTGTGGTGAATCAGGAGTACGCGTGTGTATTGGCTATGGCGGTTCTTGTGTTCTTAAAAGGAAACCTACTTAAATATGGGATGTTGTGGCAAAACAAAATCTGTTCTGAAAAAAGGTAAGCATATTGCTATCGGCTATACAAATTTAGCCAGAGGCAAGAAGTATGAATTCACGGACAGCCGAGTGCGTTTATGTCAGCTATGCGATGATAATACCTGGCTTACTTTGAAGGAATATGCAAACTGGTTAAAACAACATGGCATTGAAGTTCTTACAAATTTCACTCAACTTGAGAAGTTGTCACCATTGCCGAAACATTCGTTAGATAACAAAAGGCGGAATTTATTTTGTCGATTATGCAAATGCTTTATTCCGGCCAAAGCCAAAGTAGAAAACGAAAAATGTCTATTAAACAAATGGGAGAAATAAAATGGCAGTTAGAACTTGGGATTATGGAGCGTCTACAACAGTCTGGACAACTGCTGCTAATTGGTCTGGTGACACAGCGCCGGTTGCTACCGACGAAGTAATCTTTGACTCGACATCAGTAGTTGCTCCTTTAACAGGTATGGCAATAGGTGATACTGGTGGAGCAGATTTTGACTTGCTCCACTTCAAAAGTACATATACTGGTGGTATTGGTGCTACACAAGTACCATTGCATACTTCAGCACAGAAAATAGTTATCGAAGGTAGTGGTACATATTATATTGAAATTGCTGAAAACGCAACTGGCCAAGACCAAATAGTGCCCTTAGTAATTGTAAATAATAAAAATGCAACAGTGTATTTAAGTGGTGAGCAATGTGATGCCAGTTGGGTTTGTGAAATAACAAATCTGTTTGTCCTTGCCGGTACAGTTTACATTGGCAACGATGGCACTGCTGAGAAAAGTTTGGCTGTAAAAAATCTATATGTTTCGCCAAAAAATAACAAGGCCAGTAATGCAACAGTAGCTATACATAACGACTGTGAACGGCTGAAAGCCACTGCTTATGCAATGAATGTTTATATGGCAAACGGAACTGTAACATCAGATAGTGCTGTGGCTTTGATAGATATGTATAATGGCACATTTACTTATGGCACAGAAGGTGGAGGTGGCACAACAGACCAACTAATTACACTTCTGCGACTACATGGTGGAACATTCAATTGGGTTCCGGAGTCGACTGGTGGAGCACCTGTGATTACTGCTGCTTATCTATTAGGCGGTTCGTTTGATGCAAGCTCTACAGTAAATGATGATGTAAGCAAGACAATTACTACAGCGTACGTCTTTGAGGGTGCAACATTGAATGTTCAAAACAATATGGGCAATATCACTATAACAAATCTTTATAATCATGGTGGAGATATACGTGTAGACGAAGGTGCAAAACTTGCGATAACATACAACCAACCATAACTTTTAGAGACCATTACTTATCTTAACTTAGTTTGAAGGATAAATTGCGAAAATGGATTTGGACACAATCTACTCAAAGCTGGAAGTGGTAGATGGTAAGGTAGATAAACTGCTTATTTGGAAAGCCGAACACAGCAAGGAACACGAAACAATAGATAGGGACATTATAGAAGTTAGGACGGTCTTGTTTGAAAACCCCGGACTCAAATCTCAAGTTGAGAGACTTTGGAACTGCAAGAAAGACGTAACAAATCAGAGAACGAAGTGGAGAGACTTCTGGATGTGGATTTTGCGATTACTTGTTGCAACTGGAATAATTTGGTTTGTTAGTTGGATGCTATCACTTTATAAGGCAGTTAGTGTGTAAAGAAATTGATTCTCAGCTTTTGTGCTTTATGCAGTCTTTTCTTGAATCTGTCGAGTTTTGGTAACCTATCTTGTCGTTTTTTGTTAACAATATTCTCGAATACCCAAATAGCCTTTTCCAATACTCGAATCTCATCATCTATTTGATTCCGTTTTCTATAAATTATTGCCAACCTATCATATGGATGATTTCCAATAAAATTTTCTGATATGTTTTGCTTATATAATTCAATGGCTTTATCTACATGCCCTTTTTTCTCTAACTCTATTCCTTTTAGATTTCGTTCTACTTGTTGTTTCTCCTCTTGTTGTGTGGGAGAAACGTCAAAAGAGATATGCCGTCTGCTGGCTATATAAACCAAGGTTCCAATTGCCACAACTCCAATGAGTGCTAAAATCCACATGCTAAATGCCTATACATACATAACTACTAAAACAGCCTTTGCTTTTCTCTATGCCTCTTCAAATATGTACAATATAAGTAAATTGCCTGCCCCCTTTGAGAATTCCTTTGGAATCATACAATCGAAAAGTAAACCTGAAACCTCGTATTTGCGATTGTGGAATTTTGCGTACCCACGTTTTGCTGGTATCATCCCAACATTCAATCTTGAAATCACTGACGCCTTTTGCCATATACAATTGAACTGTTTGGTTAAGATTGTTTTTCGTAATCGTAGACCTCTGAAACCAGATAGTTTTATCAAGTGGATTAGTTTTCCACCCTGCTAAAGAGTAAAAACAATATTCAGCCAAAGGAGCTCCAGGATTAACCAAACTTTTATCACTTGTCAGTATTGTTTCCCGTCTGGTTAGTATTTTTTTGCGGCATGTATTTTCATCTTTGCTGTTCGGATTTGGCAACATAGAATGTCCATAAAATATTGCTGCTACATTGCCTCGGACAACTTTGATATCCTGCGTACCGTCTTCCTTTATATAATCATAAAGACCAAGCGAAGAAAAGTCACCTGTTGCAAAAAAAGCAATACAATCGGAATGCATATTGGGTTCTGGATTAACGAAGTGTATTGACCAAGGTGCATCGATAATAAAGCCATCAAAATCTGTTTTTAATTGCGATGTAATGGCTCGTAATTTCTGCATAATTTCGATATTTGCACCTGCTGTGCGATAAGAATCTACGCTGACCCTAAAAATTACACCCGCAAAGCCCATTACTACTGTCAGAATTGCAATGGCCGCAACCAATTCAACTAAGGTGAACCCGAATTTTTTTACCTTTTTCATTTTTCTATCCTTTTTATTCAAATTTTGCCCCGATTTTTTGAAACTTTGATTCGTTGATATTTTTATCAATTGAATTAAGTAAAATTCGTATATCTTTTAATGTTTGGTTTAAGTTATTGAGTTCTTCTAAATTTTGAATTATTTTTGTAAGCCTCCTAATTATTGTATCAATTCTGAATACCCAACGTAAAAGAATTACCCGAAATAAAAATAGCAAAAATAAAAACAGCAAAATCCAGACAAGAAAATGTCCCAGCACATCCAATATTATGTCTACGTATACATAGTCCACTAATTGCCACCGCCTATCTTACTTGCCTCTCCAAAATTTCCCACATTTAACTGTTTGCCTGTTAAGTATTTATAATTATAAAACAACAGCGTCTTTGAGTCAAGGCAATTTATGCAGCATACATAATTTTCTTCTGGAGTCAAGTTCTATTTTATGGAGCTTTGGCTCTTTTTATATGACTTATCCGTACAAATCTTATAGTATAAGTTTTCCTTATATATATATTAGCAGCCAGAAGTTGCGTTCACATAAGGACTTATAACTTTTTTTCAAAAAAAGATTTGACTTTCCCTCAAGTTTGGTTTATACTTTAGACGATATAAGAAATGAAAGGAATCCATTATGCTGTACCCGAATATAATCCGGAACTTTAGCCCAGCGGGGTTTTTCTGCACTTCTTCGGGTACAGCAGCCTCGTTGGGCTATTTATTTGAAAAGTTAATCGAGGCAGTCGGTAGCGCCTACCAGCTCATCGTCCTGCCAGTGGATATAAACGGTCTCTGTTATTGTAGTGCTGGCGTGGCCGAGGATTTTACTGATAACATCTATAGGCACTCTTTTGCGATGCAATTCAGTAGCGAAATAGTGCCTCAGGCTATGAGGCGAGAAATGAGGAATATCAGCGAGCTTGGCTGCTCGGTTACATAACCGCCACAGCCAGACTCGATTATCGCTCTTTAAAAAGTTCAGATGAGGATTGTGTTTAAGAATTTGCTTGATGGTTTTATTGATGGGGACAGCACGGCGCTTATTGCCTTTGCCGACAACATAGATAAAGTTTTTTGTAATATCTTCTGGCCTTAAAGTCAAGAACTCTGAATTTCGCAAACCACTATTGGCCAGAAAGACAATACAATCTTTGACATGGCTTTCCGTAACCGCTAATACTTTTAGATATTCTGCTTTTGATAAAACCCGTTGGCGGGAAGGTGGGGCAGACAAGGGTCTAACTTTGCGGGCAATGTTGGGAATATCGTAGCGGATTTCCAAGTAGTTGTAAAACGACCGCAAGACCGATAAACGTAGATTGGCCGTCCTCGCCGCACAATTCAATGACAACAAGTAGCTTTCAATATGCTCAACCGTGATTTGATGAACATATTGGGGTGCGGTTTTTAGAAAATCCCCTAAAACCCACCCATACATCTTTTGTGTGTTGCGAGTAAATGACGTCAGGAACTTGTCCACCGCATCCTCGCTCAACATCCTTGTTGCGTATTTTACCACATAAAAGGCCATTGAGCAACAGGAAATTGCGAAATGAAACAATATATCTGACTTGTTTCACTTCCTCTAATAATAACCCAGTTTACCACAATCCCCCAATTTGTCAAGAAGAATTTCCCTATTTTAACAGAACGGAGATTTTGCAATGTGTTTAAGCACTATATATTCAGAAACAGAGAAAAAAGCCATTTTGGCCAAGAAGCCCAAAAGGTTTGTAGTTTGGAAAGCGATATGCAAAAGCAAAAGTAGATTTTGGCCACCTTTTTATGGTCATTTTGGGTCTTATAGTGCAGGCGTAAATATCTCAGAATCCGGTCCTGGCTATTATTCTTTTTTACACAGAAAAGATGCTAAAGAGTGGGGAGGGCCGCAGATAAAAATCTGCCGTTGTGTCGTTAAGAAGAAAACAATCAAAAGAATAGGGTTGCAAGTATTTCGTAGGGGAGACGCACTAAACAACACAATACACGCAGAAGTCGCAGTTTCTTCATCGATTATAATGCCAAAATACATCGGGTGCGAGAAATGTTGAGAACAAGTCGTAAATACTGTTCAGTTTGCCATCATAAAAAGAGAGGCAAAAATCACGAAGAGGGCGGCCATCACAAAAAAGCGGAAGCTGAAAGGGCCAAAAAATGAGAAATCGCAACCCGCAGTATTATCAACTGATTAAGGACAGACATATCATCGGTTTCAAACGAGTTGTAACTGAATACTTACCAGCTGGGGCCAACCAATGGCAACTGGAGCCAATCGGCCATGACGAAAGCTACCAATTGAGCGTGTTGCCAATGGGGATTGAAGGCTTGAAAAGGCCAAGTTTGAGACCAAAGGTAAAAAGCAAAGTTGAAAGGGTAGAAAGTGGCTAACAACGATTTAATAAATCGTACCCATTGTAAGGAATTTGCCCTGCGGATTGCTCAAGAGATGCGACAGGGTTGGAAACCAAACCGGGTCAGCGACAAGGAATTTCTCGATGACCTCAATACCAGGGTTCGCAATATCATTACCAAATCTGTAATGCACCATCCGACCGTGGGCAAGACAATCAATCAAATATACCCTTTAATTTAGCGTTTAAGGGGTCTGAGAGGCCACAGAATGGACGAAAATAGAAGTCGCATACATACGAGCCATACGAGATATTTTGAGCGTAATTTTGACGGTTTCTTACACATAGTTTGTGGAGCGGGCGTCATGTCTTTTCCCCTTATTTCCGCCAAAACCGCCCGCTCCGTTTTGAAATGGTAATAAAGCTATAAAACTAATGTTGGCCATTCATAAAAATTTAAGTTTGCAAACACAGCAACGCAGAATACGGCATAGATGCGAGATTGAAAAATTCTGCGAAGCTATTGAAGAGTTACCGGTCGAAAAGCAAATTTTGTTTAGATTGTATTTTCGCTATGGCTACTCAACTGGAGCGATAGCAAAGCTATGTAAAGTTCACGAAACGACTATTGCAAGACGCTTAAAAAGAATAGCGAAGGAAGTGGAAACTGTTCTTTCTAAAAAGGGAGTGGTTTTATAAGCCACTCCTGAGCTCTCTTAAAAGTTTATGGGTATATGGCTGGCGGCGGCACGGCAAAGCCGTGGATAGCAACACGGTTGAGGTATGCGAAACATACTGCGTAGAGTTCAACACCTACTTAGGCTTGTCTGACCAAACAAGCTGAATAAGTTATCCTGCCCGCCAGCCAAAGGAATAATACATAAGTAGAAAGGAAAGAAAGATGAGCGAGCAAAGTCTTGAAAGAGCCGTCTTGGCAGAAGCCAAGGAAGTTACCGGCAACAAAAAACTCAAAATGAAAGACATTATGGAGTGGAGCACGGGAGAGGTTAATGCACAAGATGGTGAGAAGCTGTATTGGCTACCCGTTCTTGGCGTGAGTGTAGCAGTAAAAATTCAATAGTGAATTTGGCCAGATTAACGATGGCTATTAAATCGCTCTCTTAAAACTAAATAGCATATCTCCCTCCTCCTAAGCCAGAGCTTGTGTTTTGGCTCTGGCTTTAGAAAGCTATTCTGGTAGGGCGGCGGCGTGGTAATGTTGGGGATTGGAAAGTAGGCCGAAGGGAAAGTTGCCATTACCTTGTAAGTGCTGAACCAATCCTGCCCGCCCTGCCAGATATTGAAAGCTATGCGAGGCGGTGGCGGAATAGGTAGACGCAGGTGAAGCAGGAAAGTCAAGTGCGAAACTGTGGTAGTGGGAATGGATTCGCGGCCGGACACACTACAAGCCTGATAAGTTGCAATCGTGTAGGGTGCAAATCCCTGCCCGCCTCGCTTATTGAAAACGCTCTTTATGAGCAGAAAGGAAAACAAGATGGCAAAGACCAAAGAACATTGTTGTCAAATAGATTGCGACAAAGATGCAGAGTGGGAAATTTATGCCGATGGCGTTCCAGATACAACAGCTTGCACTGAACACGTGGGAGAGCTATTGACTGACGCCAAGGAGCATAGAGTATATCGTTTGAAGACTGACTAACGGGCGGCACTAAAACAGGAGACGACACTAAAAGAGCTTGGCTAAACGCTATAAACCAGCCCGCTGGCTTGTGGCTGGCGGGCAGGCCGCCCAAAGAAAGGAAAGAAAGATGACTATAAAAGAAATTTATGACAACGTAAGTAATTTCACAGACGAAAAGCGCGAAAAGTATGTAAAGGCTTTGGTAAAGCAATTTAGTAAATTCTCTATTGGTAGCTTGCAGGAGTTCCAAGCGAAGTGGAATCCTGATAAAGGCCCAATCGCATTTTTCAAAGAGCAAGCACAGGTAATAAAAACTTGTATAGATTTGGAATTATCAGCAATGGGCCAAGGTGTTCGTTCTTCCTTGGGACTTAATCCTCTTACTTGGGAAACAGAAATTGGTGATAAGGCAGAACAATGAAAACCGCAATCATACTGCTTAACATTTTGCTTTTGAGCACGCCGTTGCTTGCTTTGCTCTGGCTGCTCAAAAGTAGCTTTGGAGAGAAGTAAAATGGAACATTTGTTCAAACTGGGAAAAGACGGGAAAACAGTTGGGTATTTATGGATTAGAGATGGATATATTACATATCACACTCATCCAGACGCACAACCAGAACCAAGCATACCAATTTGGGATGCCGCCCATCCTTTCGTTTGCCAAGACAAGAACGGCAAGAGGGTGTTTGAGGATGATAACGTCATTTATGGATGCCAAAGAGCCATTGTTAAACAGAACGATGGCGATTTTGGCTACCATTTAGAATTTATGGATTTACCTGTTATGGAGCCAATCAAAACAGGAAAAAAAGTAACTAATATATTGTATAGGGAGATGTGCAAAGACATTGAGCTTATCAAGGAGAAATAAAAATGCTTTTACGTGAAAGATTAAATCAACTACCAAAACAATTAGGATATGTCAACAAACCCACGGACAAGTTTATTGATGCCCGTCTCGAAACGGCTGTAAAGGTTTTAGAAATTTTACGAGACGATTTAGAGGAAGAAAACGAACCGCTTGCCATACAAACAATTAACAATTTGAACGAAGTAATCGACTATATTCCAGTGGACTGTGGTGAGGTTGCAGAAATTGACGAAGGAAGGGCAAAGCAAGAGGAGGAATAAAAATGAGACGCACTTGGAATCATCGAATTGCAAAGCTCATAGATGTGCCAGAGCAAGTTAAGAAATTTTATGGTCTTTCGCCTGCGTGTTCAGTAGCAAAATGCGACAACTCACCAGCATATTGTATTGAATATGATTACGTAACTGGCAAACGTGGGCGTGTTAGTTATGTAGTTCGTTTTTATTGTCAAAAACACGCCGAAAGTTTTTGTCGAAAGCACAATATCGACATAACTACAGCACCAGAAATGCCTTGGTCTGAACATTATTGTCCCAAACGAAATCAAAAATTTGCAATAGGGGGGAAATAAAATGGTTCACGATGCGCTCAAGTCAACACCACTGTTTGATAAAAAGCAGCCGCCAGCAACTCGTAAAACCGACCCGCCGACAAGCAGAATGGCGGAAAAGCAGATTACCGAAAGCGGCCAGAGGGACACCCAATGTCGGCAGGTATTCGCGGCCTTGCAACGGCACGAGGGCAGAACGAGTCGAGAACTGGCGGATATTGGCGACCTTGACCGCTATATGGTCGCAAGGCGATTGCCGGACTTGGACCAACGGCAGGGGTTGGTTATACAGGCCGAAAGTCGATATTGCGCACTAACCAAAAGCCAGTGCGTGACTTGGTATACGAAGAAATTCCTTATTGAAAACTGGAACGACTTTAGTCTGAAAGGGCGTATCAATTTAATTAAGCGACTCGGCGATGAAGTCCACGACTACTATACGCAGAGGGGCTATGCCTACTCGTGTATGCATTGCCAGGTATATTTCAAAGAAAAGCCAGCGGACAATTGCCCAGAGTGCGGGCATCGACATATAGCAAGTCCTTATGAATGTTAAGAGAGGTGGAAAATGGCACTTACGGAAAGACAAAAAGAGTTACGGCGAAATCATATCGGCAGCAGTGATATGGCTGCCATTCTGGGGCTTGACCCCTGGTGTAATGCTTATGATATTTGGCTTTATAAAACTGACAAAATAGAGGAGGCCCCGGAAACAATGGTGATGAAAAGGGGTAAGATATTCGAACCTGCGGTCCTCAGTTATGCAGAGGAACAGCTCGGCAAAATTAGCAGACGCAATACTTATCGGGTAGCCGAAGATAACCTGCCTCTTGCATCTAATCTTGACGCAAGCCTTGTGAAAACCGGCGAACCCGTAGAAGCCAAAACAGTCGGCCTGTTTGCACCAGCAAAAGAAGATTGGGGCGATGCCGATACAGACCAGGTGCCGGACAATGTAATAATTCAGGTCCACGTCCAGATGTTCTGTGTCAAAAAAGGCTTATGCCATGTCCCTGCATTTATAGCTGGCCGGGGCTTTAATCTGTTCCGAGTGCCATACGACAAGGAGCTTGCGGAATTTATCGTTGAAAAGGCGATTGAATTTTGGGACAAATACGTCAAATCAGACCAGCCCCCTTCCGACATAGCCCCTTCTCTTAATGTAATCAAGCGTGTTCGACGGCAACCTAATAAGATTATTCAAATCGAGGATAGAATTATTGATAACTGGCAGCGGGGGAAAACTACTTTTAATCTTGCCAGAGAAGCAAAAGACCGCACGGAAGCCGAGCTTATAGCCGCCCTTGGTGACGCCGAAGGCGGGCAGTTTAGCGATGGTTTAGTTACATATTTCCAACAGCATCGCAAAAGTTACACAGTTAAAGAAAGTGCGTTTAGAGTTTTGAGAATAAAAAAGGAGAAAACCGATGGCAAAAAAACAAAAAAATAATAAAGACAGACCGACAACAGCGTTAGCTGCTCGGCGGGAAGCGCTGCGGGATTTGCTCAAAGACCCATACGTCCGCGAAAGTTTGAAGGCAGTGGCGGCGAAACATTTGACACCGGAACGGGTTACGAAAATGGTTTTGCTGGCTGTTTCGCGGCAACCGCTGTTATTGCAATGCACCAAGGAAAGCATATTAAAGGCGGCCATGACCAGTGCCGAACTTGGCTTAGATTGTAGCGGCACTCTGGGACGGGCATATCTGGTGCCTTACAGGAACAACAAGACTAATACTTATGAATGCCAGTTCATAGCTGGTTATCAGGGGCTGAAAGAATTAGCACTGCGAAACTCAAGCGTTATCAAAATTGAAGCCCACACGGTTCACGAAAAAGATGTATTTGAGATTGAATATGGTCTTCACCAAAAATTGTGTCATCGACCCTGTCTCGATGCTGATAAAGGTAAAGTGAAAGCTGCTTATGCTTTTGCCGAACTACAAAATGGTTCAGCCTTGGTTGAGGTTATGTCGGTAAGCGAGATAAACAAGATACGCCAACGCAGCAAGGCGAAAGATAGTGGCCCTTGGGCAACTGATTATAGCGAAATGGCACGAAAAACCACTGTTCGCAGACTATGCAAATACCTACCCACTTTGAATCAGGATTTGGAGAAAGCCATTGAGGCCGATGATAGCCAGTTTGACGGGGCGGTATTCGACATCAGTGGTGTATCTTCGGCTGAACAGCCAAAGTCGGGTGTAGAAAACACAAAAGCCAAAATTATCGGGTCGAAAGAATCGCCAAAAAAGACCGAAACAGAACAAGCGCCTGTGGCAGAGCCATCAGAAACTCAAGAAAAAGCATTGCAATATTCTTGCCGTGCTTGCAATCGTGATTTTGAGCAGCCTCGTGACAACAAATGCCCACATTGTTTTTCGTTGAAAATTGCAAAAAAAACAGAAACGATTGCTGAGACGCAAGAGTGATTTAACGGACTGGCTTATGGGAAAGGACTCTGATGCGAATAGCCCGTGTTTTCCCGACAAAAACTAAAATGAGTCCTACGGATGCGGATTGCTATTTCGGGTCGCCACCTTTGTGGACTCCCGAATACGATGAGATTCATATCTCAACGGTATTTACCTGGGATTTGTCAAGAGCGGCAATGTTAGCAAGGCAGTGGCAGAGTTACGGCAAAATAAAAATCGGCGGTCCTGCCCTTGATGCTCGTGGCAACGGCTTTCTGTCTGGGATATATGTTAAAAAAGGCGTTACCATAACATCGAGGGGGTGTCCGCATAACTGTCCATTTTGTTTTGTGCCAAAACGTGAGGGCCAAATTAGAGAATTGTTCATCCAAGATGGCAATATCGTCCAAGACAATAATCTGTTGGCTTGTTCCCCTCAACATATCAGAAAAGTATTCGAGATGCTCCGCACACAAAAGCGTGTGGATTTCGCCGGTGGATTAGAGGCGGCCAGGATAACAGACGAAATCGTTGAGGAGCTGCGGAGCTTGAAAATTTATCAGCTATGGCTGTCATTTGACCCACCCTATAACGAAAAGCCCATATTAAAGGCTGTAGAGAAGTTGAAACGCTATTTCCGGCGGGACCAGATTCGCTGCTATGTTCTCATCGGCTATTATGACGACACGCTCGAAAAGGCCGAGAATAGATTGAAGTGGGTATATGAAATCGGAACCTTACCCTTTGCTATGCGATACAGAACCCCGGAACCTAAATGGGATGGAACATTTCTATATAAAGAGCGGTCTTGGAATCTATTAACAAGACAATGGTCATGGCCAGCAATTATAAAATCAAGTATGAAAGGAACCTGATATGGCTATTGTGGATTGCGAAAGATGCGGAGCTCATTGCAAGATAGCCACATTGCGAAGCTCAAATGCAAAGATGCTGCGCCACTCAAAGGAAGCCAAGGGTCTTTGTGTTAATTGTGCCGTCCACGACTGGCTGAGGAATACTTACCCGCCAAATATACTTCTTGCGAAATCAGGCCCGAAGGTTCTGCTCTATCCGCACATACAAAAGCAGTTCACGGAGATTATGCGAATTGGTTTCGCTGATGCCCAGCCCGATGAGATTGATTGGAACAAAATAGTTGAAAATTGGGATTTACCATTTCCGAAAAAGATAAAGCCAAGTTGCACTAATCCTTGTAGCCAACAAGAGCTCAATGAGATTGCGGCTGGGAAAAGACAAGGTTTTAGTCAATGGATTCCAACAAAGCCCGACCCGCTGGGTGGCAAGATGACAATTACGAGTTTTGAGGAATTAAACTTATTAAAACCGGGCGCAGGGGATGAGCTTAAAAGATGTTTGAGGAAACAGAAATGAGCAAATCGAATATCCCGTATTGCGATGAGTCATTGAACCCTATTAAAGTCAAGGGTGGCGGCTGGCGTGGCGGAAAGCATATAAGCTCACACGGTTACGTAAAAGTGCTTGTCGGCATAAAACATCATTTAGCTGATGGTGCCGGATATGCTTACGAACATAGAATTATTGCTGAGAAAAAATTAGGCCGGCGATTAAAACCCAACGAGAAAGTACATCATAAAGACGGGAATAAGAAAAATAATGCGCCCGAAAATATAGAAGTTGTGATTGGTAATAAAGGCCATTCGTATAAGCATCGAGGAGCAGGTAGTAAATTGCGAGAACTTAATGAGCCGAATCTGTTGGTAGAATGTGAATGCGGTTGTGGGGCAGTATTTTTAAGATATGACAAGGCTGGTCGGCCAAGACAATATGTTTCCGGCCACAACCCACAACGAAGTATTACGCAGGATAAAATCCTATGTATTCTTTCTCGTGGCGCTTTGACAACAAAAACAATTCGGGAATTACTTGGAATTTCAAAAAGCATAGCAAATGCTGCTTTGCGACGTCTACATAAAAAGCACAGGATTTGTCGAGTTCGCTGGGGTGTTTGGAGATTATTCGATGTCTGATAGAAGCAAAATACCATATTGCGATGCAACATGGAATGTAACTGGAGGATGTACTCATCACGGTCCGGGTTGTAAATATTGCTGGAGCGAACGACTCGTATCTACGAGATTCAAAGGGAACTCCAGATACGATGGCCTAACCAAAGATGGTAAATGGACGGGCAAGATAAGGCTATATGAGGATAAATTGGAACAGCCATTACATTGGCGAAGGCCTCGCACAATATTTGTTTGTTCAATGAGTGATTTATTCCACGAGCAAATGCCGTTTGATTTTATTGATGAGATTTTTGCGATGACTTTTGCGGCCCCGCAACATAAATATTTATTTTCTACAAAACGCATTAAAAGAGCCATAGAATATTTTAATTCACTTAACCGCCAGGCCTCATTGACGCTTTTGACACAAAATTATCTTGGCCTCTCCATCTCCACACAGAAAGAAGCTGATGAACAAATCCCCGACTTTTTGAAAATCCCCGGCCATCGCTGGCTTTCAGCAGAGCCGTTACTGGAGGACATAGATATTCCAAAAGAGGCATTTCAAATGTTTGACTTTGGAAAGTATCCCTCTGGCAGAACGTGTTATGCTCAATACCCACAAGCGCCCAAACTTGATGGCATTGTTGTCGGTGCAGAGTCCATCAACGGCAGGCCTGGCCGGGAATGTAAACTGGAGTGCATAGAAAGCATCGTTGACCAGGGTGATGCTGCTGGCGTCCCCGTATACGTTAAGCAGGTGCACATAGCAGGAAAGCTCATTCGGGACATAGAGCAATTTCCTAAAAATTTACAAATTCAGGAGCTTATATGGTAAACGAAAAATGGCAACCAATTCCCAATTTTAATGGCTTATATGAAATATCTAACAAAGGACGGATTAAATCTCTTTCAAGAGGCTGCATTTTGAAGGGCGGTAAATCATCTAAAGGTTATTACGGGGTACAGTTATTTAAAAAAAAGAAAGCCTATTCTTTTTTAGTGCATAGGCTTGTGGCATTTACGTTTTTGCCACCTTCTCTTTTTGGTTCCTATGTACATCACAAAGACGGGAATAAAGGCAATAATTCTGTTGCAAATTTGGAATGGGTTACGGCTTCAGATAACAACAAAGCTGCATATAAAATGGGACTAAAACCACCAATAGATGTAAGTGGTGAAAAAAACGGTCGAGCAAAATTAACTTGGCCACAAGTGGCCGAAATACGTTTATTAGCAAAAACCAAAAGCCAAAGAGAATTAGCTCGGTTATATGGAGTTGCGCGCACAACAATCCAGTGGATTATCCAGGGAAAGCATTGGCGAATGGCCGGGAAAGCTGCGCAATGCAAGGCGGCTGGCCTGGCAGAAAGGCGGTGAATGAGGTGGCGGGAGTTAAAAAAGTACGAGAGGGTCCAAAAGTATCTATTGAATTAGAATGTAGAGGATGTAACTATCTAAAAATATGGGCTGGTATGTGTGATGTCCACTTTGAATGCAAAAAAGGGGCTTGGCGTGGAATAAATTCAAGACGTCACGGTTCATCTATTATACCACCAGATAAATGTCCTTTTAGAAGAAAAGCAATAAAAGAGTTTGAGCAAGCCCTGAAGCAGAAAGGCGGCGAGTAGAGATGAATGGAGAAAAAGCGATTACTAATCAAAAAGCATTTGATTTTGTGGTTATGCTGCTCAACAGCGGCTTCATTTCGTTGGCGGTTTTCGCAGATGCAACTGGATTGTCTTACGAAGAGGCTGGAACATATCTAAAAGAGGATGCAGATATGATAAGCCGTGCCGAGCTTGAAAAGCCAAAACAGCCAGAACCAACAAGCGATGCAGTAAAGATACTATGCAAGCGTTACGGGACATCGCTTGCAGAAATTGCCATAGATTTGGAGACCAAGAACGAGCGGCGGAAAGAGGGTTTTGAGCTCTATCTTGTATTGACAACGGAACAAAATTTCACACCTTTAGAAGTCCTCAAAAAGATAGAAATATTTCTGGGCAAAAGATACAACTTGAAAAACATAATAACAAACAGAGTTATCGGCAATATGAGAAAAGACCTTGAGCAAGCCCTGAAGGAGAAATGAGATGGCAAAAGAGATGACGGCGGAAGAAGAAAACGAGAAGTATCTAAAGCCCTGCCCGTATAACAAGAAAGTAAACTGCGTACAGTATCCGGCCTCCGATTGTGATGATATAGCTTGTGATGATTGTTCGGTGAAAATGGCAAAGTACAAAATTCACTTTTTAGTGCCAGGTGATAATAATTTGTATTATAGAGCGTGTGATTCTTTCTGCACTTGGGTTGGCAAAGCAAAGCAATCTCTTTCTTCCCAAGATATTACTTGTAAAAATTGCAAAAAAACAACGATTTATAAGCAAGCCCTGAAAGCCAAGCAAAATGAAAAGGAATGCGATGACCGATGTGGATAATACCGAAGAATTTAGATGCTTATCGCTTTGTTCAGGATACGGGGGGCTTGAACTTGGACTTGAGCGAGTTATCCCAAATCTGCGAACAGTCGCTTATGTGGAGGTCGAAGCATTCGCAGCGGCGAACCTGGTTAGCAAGATGGAGCAGAGTCTCCTGGATGTCGCACCTGTCTGGACGGATATTAAGACCTTCAACGGACAGCCTTTTCGTGGAAAGATACACATCGTCACTGCCGGCTATCCCTGTCAAGGAGAGTCGGTCGCTGGCAAAAGACAGGGAGAACAAGACCCCCGATGGCTTTGGCCGCATATTGAGAGAATCATTGAGACAGTTGAACCTCTTTAGTTCTTCGGGGAAAACGTCAGCGGACACCTTACCCTTGGATTCCCCACAGTTTACAGAAGCCTACGAAATATGGGTTACGCAGTTGAGGCAGGACTATTTAGTGCGGCAGAGTGCGGAGCTCCACACAGACGGGAACGGCTGTTTATCTTGGCCTACAATAGCAACTGGCCGAGTTACTCAACAGATGTCTCCAAGTCAGTTAAAAAGACACAGCCTAAATCTTGCGATGACAGTAGAGAAAATCAACTGGCCGACAATGGCGATGGGAACTCACGAAAGAGGGGCTTATGCTCACAGGGGAGTATGCAAAGCATTAAGACAGGGCAAGAAACCAAAAGTGCAGGAATTGTTGGTGGACAGGGTAACAGTCGAGGAAGAAAGAAACTGGCCGACACCAGAGGCACAGAACCAAGAAGGGTATCAGATTGTCAACGGAAAGAAAATCCCACGATTAGGTCATCAAGCCAAATGGCCGACTCCGAAAACACCAACAGGGGGCGGTCAGGGCGAAAGACAAACATCGGGTGGTGGTATCCGCAAATTGGAAGATGCGCTAATAATCAACAGTGGCCTGCTCGACCAGGGCAACCCCAATACGAATGGGAAGAGCCAAGAGTTGTGGCCGACACCAAACAATGCGGATTCAATTCGGGACGGAACACACAAGGCAGGAAATCCGACATTAGGCGGGAAAATACGGAAAATCCCACACGGCAAGAGCAAGGCAGGCAAGCTCAATCCCGACTGGGTAGAGCAACTTCAAGGACTTCCTGTAGGGTGGACAGATTGCGGCTTCTCGGAAACGGAGTTGTCCCCCAACAGGCGGAAAGGGCATTCAGATACTTGATAAGGAAGTTTGAGTAAATGGATTTACCAGTAAATAAGATAATATGCTTTAAGCAGGACACTGAAGAGCGCAGGCGATGGTTCAAGTCGGCCAGCTTCGCTCATCCGGCCAAAATGCACTTGGCTTTACAGCTATACCTCATTGAGCATTACACCAAAAAAGGCGATACGATTTTAGACCCAATGGCCGGAAGCGGCACGATACTTGTCGGCTGCGCCTTGGGCAGAAATATCATCTGCGTCGAACTGGAAGAAAAATTCGTCAAGATGCAGCAGGATAACTGGCAGAAGATTAAGTCGCTGGGGCCGATGCTGGGCTACCAGATGGGTAAAGCAATAATCCTTCAGGGCGATGCCCGCAATCTGGACGGCCTGCTGGCCGATAATATACTATTTAGTCCACCGTATGCAGAAGCTATGCAGGAACGTGGCGGCACTCAACATAAGTTTGAACGAGAAAAAAAGATTGGAGTTCATTATTCACACCAAAAAAACAACATCGGCAACCTACCTTACGGCGAAATCTCGGCAGTTATAAGCTCGCCACCACACGGAAATAGATTATCTGATGATGCGTGCAAGGATAATGACCCGCAAAGAATGAGCTATCGACAAGCATTAGCGAAGGCCGATGCCGTTATTGCATCGCCGCCGTATGAAGAATCAATGGGTAAAAAACACCACAGCCCCAGAGCCGATAAGCTCGCCAAAGAAAAAGCAAATCCCACAACCTACACAGGCAAGGCCGATTTAGATGAATCAGTTAAGCGCTTAAGAAATCACGGCAGGACAGACTCTAAAGCCGGCGGGCCTTATGGCCAGAGTTTGGCCCATCCATATTCAGGCGCCGCCGATAACATCGGTAATCTCAAAGGCGAAAACTATCTCCAAGCAATGCTCCAGGTCTATCGGCAATGCCATAAAGTCTTAAAGCCCGAAGGACTAATGGTTTTGGTGGTTAAGAACTTCATTCGTGATAAGAAAATCGTCCGGCTCGACCTCGATACTATCAAGATTTGCGAGAAGGCCGGATTTGCTTTAATAGAGCGGCTGAAAAGAAAGCTCACCCAGCAGAGCTTCTGGCGGATAATCTACCACCAAAAACATCCCAATGTGGAAAAGATTGAATATGAAGATGTGCTAATTTTCAAAAGAGCAGGAGGCTGGGCAGCTTGGACTATTTGAGAAAGGCAAATGATGAGTAAATGTAATAAATGCGAATATTCCGAGCGCTATGAAATAGGAATGGTTATATGCTGGCGTGACCCCGCAAATCCCAGGATAGTAAATCCCGCAGTAACGCATTTTTGTGATTATTACAAAACAAATGAAAACCCGGAAGGGAACAAAAAGATTTAGTAAGCCCAATAAGCGGCTGCCGCCCGAAGCCGATGATGGCAGGTGGCTTGCGCTGGATATAAACACCCGGCGTATTCAGGAGATAGAGGAAACGCTCCGCAAGGCGGGAGTTAAGCCCACTACAAACGGCTCAGCAGCCCTGGCGGATACTATAGAGATAGAGTAAATGGATTTACCAGTAAATAAGATAATATGCGGGGACTGCTTGGAAGTTATGAAAGACTGGCCTGATAATTGTGTGGGTTTGGTGTTGACTGACCCTGATTACAACGCCAAAGATATAGGTCCAAACAAAAGACAATACGATATTTACTCAATGCACAGAGATGATTATGCGGACTTTTGTTCTCAATGGTTTAAGTTAGCTAATCAGATTAGCAAGGCAATTGTTTTTACTCCGGGTATATCAAATACACATTTTTACCCCGCGCCTTTTTGGCAAATTTGTTGGCATAAGCCGGCAGCAGTTTCTTATAACCGTATGGGCGGGTTTAATGCTTGGGAGCCAATTTTTACTTATGGTGAAGTAACTAAGGCTCATTTGGGGCAAGATTATATTTTATGTAATACGTTAAATCTTAAAAAAGGGCCTGAATCTGAGCATCCTTGCCCAAAACCAATACAGTTAATGCTCTATCTGGTTAAGCATTTTTCAGGCCCAAATGATTTAATCCTCGACCCTTTCTGCGGCTCAGGCACCACTTGCGTAGCCGCCAAGATGTTAGGCCGCCACTACATCGGCATAGATATATCAGAGAAATACTGCGACATCGCCCGCAAAAGATTAAGGGCGGTAGATACTGGTGTTCCTGTAAAAGAGCAGGAAGCTGGCCAGCTTGGACTATTTGAGAAAGGCAAATGAAAACAAAATACAAATATATATATTTTGAAAAAAGCAAAGGCAAGTTTTCAATTAAGCCCTTTTACCTTTGCAAAAACAACAAGTCCAAGGGGTTATTGGGCGAAGTCTTTTATTACGAACCTTGGCAGCAATATGTGTTTGGGCCGACGGACGATAATATTTTCTCGCATGACTGTCTCGCAGATATACAGGATTTTTTAAGGCAGGTGGAAAATGAGTAATGAAACAGAAGTTAAGCATCCTATTGATAGCGAAGGTAAAGTCAATCATAAACGCAATTATTGTTATAGTTGTGGTGCCACAGTAAAAAACCAAAAATATTGCCATAACTGCGGACGAAAATTATTGTGGCCTGTTGAGCAAGCCCCCATAACAAAGCAACTACAAAAAGAGGCAGAAGAATGAGCAAATGTAACAAATGCGAATATTCCGAGCGTTACAAAATAGGAATGTATATATGCTGGCGTGACCCAGCAAATCCCAAAGTAGTAACACAAGATGATGCAGATTGCGATTATTACACGGAAAATGAAGCCCCAAAAAGGAACAAAAAGGATTAGGCGGCAAAATGGCAGAAGGCAGGATGCTAAAAAAGAGAATATCGCAAAGCCATAAATTTGCAACTTTGAAAAGCCATAATGCACGACTTTTGTATCTTATGTTAATCCCGCATCTCGATATAAAAGGTAGATTTGAGGCCGACCCTAAAATCGTCAAAGGCATCGTGGTGCCGCTGTTAAATTTTTCAAAACGTAAAATTTTGGAGTATCTGAGAGATTTGCACGCTTGTAAGTTAATAAAACTCTATAAAATTAACGACCAATGGTATTTAGAGGCAACAAAATTTGCAAATTTCCAAAGTTTGCGTGAAAATCACGAAGCCAAATCGCAATGTCCCGACCCAACCAACAATAATACTACTCCAGATAGCCCATTTACCCCAAATACAACGCCCATATCAACTACAGACCAACTACAGGAGTTGGTTAGCCCAATTAAAGTAAAGTTAAGTAAAGTAAAGGAAAGTAAATATAGTGAGGAGTTTGAAGTTTTCTGGAAGAAGTTCAAAGGAAGATATGACCCTGACAACGATAGATATATCAAAGTTGGCAAATGGCCAGCATTTGAGGAGTGGGAAAAACTATCCCCCGAACAACAGACTCATGCTACTGCCGCAGCCGATAGGGTGCGGGGCAAGTATGTTCCCGACGCCCGCCGATGGCTGAAAAACAGACTGTTCGATGATTTTACATAGCAGAGAAACCGAAAGGAAAGGCGAAATGAGAATAAAAGTGGCAAAAATTAAACTTAACGTGCATGGCAGAGTAGGCGGCTCAGGCAGTAAAACTGTTTTCAGGACAAAACAGGCAAGCGGCAAGATGAGTTTTAATGTAACCCCCGCGTCTAAATATCAAAAACCCTGGATGGAAAGTGTGAAGTGGGCGTTTCTGCAAAAGTATAGTCAACACTTTATGCCTTACGATGGAGCGATAGTCTTCCAGGCGACATTTTATCTACCACGCCCAAAAGGGCACTTTAAGAAAAACGGGGAGTTATCAAAAGAGGGACATCGACATCCCTTACCCGACAGAAGAAGTGCCCCCGATTTAGATAAGGCTGTACGAGCCACCAAAGACGCACTTTCGGGTTTGGTTTACAAAGATGACAAATTAGTTGTAGAACAACATGCCTATTGGCGTTGGCGAGACCAACCAGGAGCGGATATATCTGTCGGTTCATTACAAGAAAAAACTCAAAGAGTTGCTCTAAAACATTTTGGTAAATTTGCAAAAACTAATTTTAGTTAGGAGGTGATGCCTAATGCCAGGTTCAGACTTAACAAAGTCAGACCCTAATTTAGTGTTATGCGGGTGGCAGGGCGGGCAAAGAAAGGAGTTTTAAGATGGCAGAGACAAAAATAGTTATCGAGACAAAAATCAAAAGCTGCAATGTCAAGTCAAATGGTGAGAGTCTTACTTTTGATGGCATCAGTCTTACCGAAGACCAACGCCAAAAGACCATTGATTTGGTTAAGAATCAAGAAGTTGTCCGCTTGAGTTATGAGCCGATTCAGGATAGCTTACCAGGGACAACATAGCTAATTGTTGACTTATTAAATTGTTGATTGAAAGGAGTAAAAACAATGTGGACGAAAATTTGGAAATGGATTGCAGTAAGTCTTGTTTGTGTAAGTCTGTCAATTGTGGGTGGTTGTGAAGAGACTCTCACGCCGGAGGATACAAAACTGCTTGCCGATAACACTCAGGCCTTGGTCTCCGCCGTGGAAGAATACCAGGCAATCGCCAACGACCTTACTGCTACGCTGGAAAAGCATAATGTTATTGATGTTAATACAGTAGCCAAAATCGACAAAATCAACGAGGAAATTAACAGAGTTCAGCCGCAAGTGATGGATATCGTGAAAGCAATACAGGAAGTGGAGCTTACCGGCCAGCCGGAAGTAGATTGGGTGGAAATCGCTCGGCAGGCAAATAGGGCCTCGGCTGTATTCAATCCGTATGCTGTAACGATTGAGGCAGGGCTTGTGGTTGTTAGCCTCCTTCTCGGTCTCTGGGGCAGGTCAAAGAAAAAAGAAGCAGAGCAAGAAGCAAAAGAGGCAGAGACGAATCGGCTTAAATACCAGGCGCACAAGATTGGAACAGAACGATTGAAATTAGAAAAACCTGAAATTGGCCCAGACCTTTATGAATACATTGGCGAGGCACGAGTCGATTTAGGTGTTACTTAAGAGGCCGTGGTACAGCCCCGTCCGTTTGCCCTCCGGGGTAATTGACCGTCCAAGCGGGCGGGGCTCTCTGAAAAAAACTGAAGGTGTACGGAGAAGAATTGATTGGAAAGGAGAGGAATGGTTTAGAGCGGAAAAGAGCAGAAAAGAAACATATTGGATAAATGCAAACTGATTTGAGTTGAGTGGAACCGAGGCGTACCAAGGAGTTTTGGACAAGAGCAGAAAGGAAAAGAAAAATGTATCAGATAAAATGCAAAATCGAAGGGCTTGTTCCGTTATTGATGTGTCGGTATATCGAAAAAAAAGACCCAACAGATAGGGGTAAAATAGTCAAAGGAGCAAGCGATAGGTCAGCCACATTAGAGGCGATGGCCTACAAGGACAAAAACGGGATGTATTTGCCAGCCAATAACATTCGTATGATGTTAATCGGCAATAGATTCAGGAAAGGAGCGGCTTATATTCAAGGCACGTATCGTGAGACGAAAAAAGGCACGGAATATACAAGTTTTTGTAGCGGATGTGTGTGGGTAGAGGGCGAAAAAGATAAACTCAAAGTATATTTTGAGCCAGTTCGGAAAAGTTGGGATGCTGTGGACATTCGCTCATTTACAACCAAAGATGGCAGTCGCAAAATGATAGAACGGCCAATGATTGAAACACCTTGGTCGCTAACTTTTATAATCACAATCGTTGAAGATACTTTTGACCAAGGCAAAATCAGAGAATTTTTTGAGACGGGCGGCTTGCGATGTGGGCTTGGCGTTTTTGGGCCAACATTCGGCAGATTTAGAATTGTAGATTGGAAAATATTGTAAATAAATAAGTCGAGATGAACGGAATCGAGGTGAGTGGAGGCGTAAGGTAGCGAGAAGTAATGAATTGACTTGAAATAAATATTATTTTGAACTGAGATGACCGGACCAGATATGAACAAAGTTGAGATAATACGATACGAAAGGAATTGAAATGAATACTTTACAAATGACAGAAACAAAAACAAAAAAAATGAGCGAACTTGAAGATAAAGCCCTTGAAGTTGCACAAGAAGTATTAGACAACCGACGTGAAGTTGATGAGCCAGCGAAGGTTGCAATAAAAGTATTGGGGATAGTTGCCAAAAACAGGCAGACGTTGACGCATAGAGAAGCTGTGCAATTTGGTATGGCCTCAGCGATTGCATCAGAAAAAGAATTGGAAAGATATGTGGCCGTGACGAACCCCCAAGTCAAAAAGGCATTAACGGGTAAGTAACAAGATAAAAGATGAGAGGAGAAGAGTCGAGAAGAGAAGATTGGATTGGAGCAAAAGAGAACAGAACGAAAAATCAGTCGTTTGCTGGCATCGACTATAATAAAACCAGCTTTTTTGAAAAGGCAATTACTTATAGCGGAACTAAATGACTGGCCCAACGAAATACAAACCGCTGATAGGAGAGAGATTCTGGGCTATCGTGCGTGTCACTGGTAGAGTGCATTGCTATAACACAATTAGCAAGGAACCGTTCAAGGCAATACGTGTCCTGCCGCATTGTACGATAGCAGTTGACGACAAGGGTGATGAATGGGAGTTTACACACGAAGATTTTGACTTCGTAAAAGCACCTTAAAAAAACTTTATATATTTCAGAGATTCCCCTTGCTTAAGTAGTATTTAGTGTATTAGTATGTTTATAAATGGTCTGGCGCTGAGCGTATTGCCAGACCATTTTTTTATGCGCTCAGCGCCAGTACCAGTTTTGGAAAAACCCCCAATGACACAGGAGCAAAAAAAACATCTCGACGAGATAGTCGATAGCGTGGAGAATATCCATCGGCTCTTGCTTCTACTCGAACCTAAAAATGATGAGCAAACCATCACACAAGCAGCATCACAAAAAACATTAAGCGACTTTGAAAAGTACGAGCTACATGAGTTGAGGCGAGCGTTTGAAGACAGTTAACTACTGGAGTTTTAGTGGGAAATGGCAAAAGATACTAAATTCAAAAAAGGGCATGACCCAAGGAGATGTAAGGGCAGGCAAAAAGGCAGTAAGAATCGCTACTCAATAACAGAACTATGGGACGCCATTAAAGTAGTAGAGGGTAGCAGGGGCAAGAAGAAAAAGCTACTGGTTGCCTTTGTTGAACAAGCGTATGACAACCCCGCCATAATGGTTGCATTGATGAAGAAGCTCCTGCCTGATTTGAAAGCGATAGAAGGAATGATAGCCACGTTTGAGTCTTCTATGACGGATAAGACGGCGGCGGCAATCCAGGACAAGCTGAAAGAGAGGTTTGAGTGATGGGATGGGTAAGCCCTACATCTCATGATGACCCTGACGGGCAATGGGATAATGAGGCAGATGCCTATGACGGCAGCACTGAATCTTTTGCTAATACTATTGTTAATCAGTGGCAGCATTGGGTAAGACTCATTCTACCTTCCAATATAATCTGTGATAAGATAAGGCTTAATGCATCTCAGTGGACTGGCACAGAAAACGAAGATGTAACTGTAAGGATTCAAGTTTATAACGTAATTGCTTCGGCTTGGTTGTTGGTTGATGATTGTGTGTTCAATAGTCATACTTGGACTGAAAAACTTATTCCACCTACAGCGAAATGGATTTCACAAGCAAGAGTTTGGTGGTCTGAGAAGACAGGAGTATCAGCATTTGCTTCAATGCGTTTGTGGGAATTTGAGTTTAATGAAATAGCATCTCGTCCTTTGGTCGGCGGTTCATTGGCTGCTGGTAAGAAAGGATTGGTATAGTGTATTTAGGCGATTTCAAAGAAAACGCAACATTGTATTTTTGCTGGGGCACGAACAACAAACTGGGTGCAAGCATCACCCGTGCTACCGATGGGACTATCAAAGTTTACAAGGATAATAATACTACCGAATCCACAGCGGGAATAACCGATACTGAAGACTTTGACAGTGTTACTGGTGTTCATAATTGCAAGATAGATTTGAGTGCGAATGCTTTTTATGCTGCCGGCCACGATTATTCGGTGGTTCTTGTTGGTGCGGTTATTGATGGCGAGACCGTGAATGCCGTGCTTGCCACGTTTTCGATAGAGAATCGCTATGTATACGGGATTGATATTTTAGATACTATTTTAACTTATACCGGCGACACTATACCAGCAATGTTCAGGATTATCGGCAGCTTTGTTTTAGAAAGTACCACAATAGCCACATTAGCAAGCCAGACAAGTTTCACTTTGACCGATGGCTCCACCGACGATGATGCATATAAAGATAGCATGATAATAATTCAGGACGCTGATACAGATACCCAAAAAGCAGTGGGACATATTTCAGCTTATACCGGTAGTACTAAGACAATCACATTGGCAGCAGACCCAGCAATATTCACAATGGCTGTGGGCGATAAGGTCAGGATTATAGCAATTCCGAAAAACATAGCAGATATTAAAAAATTGCTGCGTGCAGATAAAGTAATTGATACCAGCGAAACTCCATGGGTAACTGATTACAAAGATGAAGGGACTGCGGATGTTTTGATGTCCAAGACTATGAAAAACACTGCAAACGAAAATATCACTACCAAGAACAACGTTCTGGGCAGATTGGAGAAAGAATAATGAACCAGGTAATTACAGGTAGTTGTCCTTCTTTAATTAAAGCCTTGGAAAAAGCAGGAATTGTACCATCACATTGTAGACGTATCATCATCGACATAAATTATAATGATGCTGTAACTCTTTATTATGAATGTTATGCCGATACGAAGATGTTGGAAATCGATTTTGCAAAACATTTAAGTCCCTTAATACGAGATAAGCCAGATGACGAAAAAGGAACAAAGAATGCCGATACAGCTTCCTAAACTGTCCACAAGTGAGATAAAATGGATGGGGGAAGCGATGGCTATATATAAGCCTCTTGGCGAGCCACAGGAGGCGTTTCATAAATCTCTTGCAGATATACTATGGCTATTTGGCGGCAATCTGGCAAGCAAAACATATACGAATATGATGGACCTTGCAATGCTGGCACTGGACATTCACCCGTTTAAGCATAAGCCGCAGGGACTTCACTGGGCTTGCATAGAAAGTTGGGAGCAGGTGAGGGATATTCTCTGGGCGGAATACCTTGAGAAGTTTATACCGATACATCACATCGGGGATATACGATGGGGCCAAGATAGAGTGCCGAGAAAATTGTTATTGAAGAATAGGCATACAATAGAGTTCAAGGCATTCAATCAGGGAAGGGAGCTATTCCAAGGACGGTCGATAGATTCCTGCCACTGCGATGAGCAATGCCATCACGACTTTCAAGGCATTTTAAACGAGGTACAGGCAAGGCTACTTGCAAAAGAAGGTTTTTTGTCCTGGAGTATGACTCCCATTATACCGCAGCCCCTTCTTGAAGAGCGAATTGAGAATTTGCCCGGTGCTGATGAAGTATTTTACTTTGACTTAAACGCTAATCGTATTAGCCGAGGTGGTTACATTCCAGACGAGCGAATAGACGGGATGATTGCAGAATGGCCGGAAGAGGTGCAGGCCACACGAATTAGAGGCCGGTTCGCCAGTTTCTATGGTGCAGTGTATAAAACTTTCAATCGCAGAATGCATGTAATTAAGCCTTTCGAGATTCCGAAAGAGTGGCGCAGATATAGGGGCTTTGATTTTGGCTTTACTAATCCATTCGTTTGCTTATGGCTTGCCCAGGATAAGGACGAGAACTGGTATGTCTACCAAGAGTATTATAGAGCGAAGACCGGCATCGGTGACCATATTGCCGCTGTAAAGATGCTTAGTAGCAACGAAAGCTACATAGCCTCTTTCGCCGACCCTGAAAATGCGGAAGACCGTGCTGAAATGCGCAAGGCGAATATTCTCACCAAAGTTGCACGAAAAGATATAGCCAAAGGTATTGAAACCGTGCAAAGCAAGCTGAAAGTCAAAGAGAACGGCAAACCAAGCCTGTTCATATTCAATACTTGTAAGAATACTTGCAGGGAAATGGCTACTTATCATTACCCGAAGGGTACTTCTTCCAAAAATCCTAAAGACGTACCCCAACAGAAAGATGACCACACCATCGATGCACTCCGCTATGTGCTATATTCTGTGGAGAAGCCTGCAAAGAAAGGGCATGTGTATGCAGCCTAAATTTTATCCAAAACCTTTTGATAGTAAACTACCTCCTCCTGCTCCTCCAAATAGAACAGTGAGAACTCCTGGAATTTTTTGAATTGGAGGCGAAACCAAGGAATCTAAACAACAAACCTTGAAATATGAATTAAGGCTGGACGAATATGGAAATAAGCAAGGAGAATAAAATGAAAAAACAAATAATGCTTATCTGTCAAGGTAATCAGCAATTCGGTATGGCGGTTGACGAGCTGTCTGCATCTAAAACTGCAAAACGGATAATTGCAGACTTGAGCAACCCTTCTAAGCAGTTTATATGTTTTGCAGATTATCTAACTTCTAAAAACCCAAACCAAGGTTTTTGGGTAAGAACCAGTATAGTAAATGCCGTTATTATTGCTGAAATAAGCAATATTCAAGTTCCTAACAAAAGAATTTTTGCTCCGGGAGGCGTGAATTGACAGAGGAAAAGAAAAAAGGCAAAGTATTTGTCCAAACTTCAAAGGGAGTCTACCCGTATTCCATACTTCAGAAGGCGGAGATAAAGAAGTCTTCCA